GGACCTGGCTTTTTTGCTGGCGCCAGACGATTCCACGCCGCAACGATTCATCACGGATCTGGTGCTACGCATGCCGAACGATTGGGCCGAGCTGGGCGAAAGCGGCCAAGAAATTGCGCTGCGCAAGATGGCCTTTATCGGACAGCGCGGATGGTTCTACGAAGAGCTGGGCATGAAGCTCGATGCCATGTTATCGCCGGGCGGTTTCATGGCCGACTTTCGCGGGATCCTGCGCGCCTTTGACGATTGCCCGGAGTCCTATCGCTACGCCAGCATTGGCCGTGGCGAGGATGCGGTGATCAATCCCTATATCGCCATGCTCGGGAATATGACGCCAGCGGATATGCAGCGCGCGACGCAAAAGAGCCGCAGCTTGTGGCAAGATGGCTTCTGGGCGCGTTGGGCGTTTATCACGCCTCCACGCGACGGCAACCGATCGCGGGAGCGCTTTCCCGTGGATCGGCGCGAGATCCCCGAGTCGCTGGTCGAGCCCGTTCGCCAGTGGCACAAGCGCCTGGGGGTGCCCTCGGTGGACATCGAGCCACGGCGCGATGCCGATGGCAAGAGCTCGGGCCGCTACGATGTCTACGTTTCGCCCATGACGCGCAGCCACGTGCAGATCGACTCCGATGTGATCGATGCGTTCTACGCCTATCACGACGGCCTGCTGGATGTGGCCGAACGCGAGAACAACCCGGACTATGACAGCAACTATGCGCGCTTTGCCGAAAAGGCGCTGCGCATTGGGCTATTGGTTGCATCACTTGAGCACGGCGACCATTTGGCGATGCCAGCGTGGGCGCTGGCGCAGGGTATCACCGAGCGCTGGCGCCGGTCGCTGCACGAGCTATATGCCCAGGCCAGCGAGCCGCCTCCCAATGAGCAAGAACAACGGGAAGAGCAGGCGATGCAGATTATCATGCGCCATGGGGAGATGACGGCCAATGAAGTAGCGCGCTATGCCTGGGGCGTATCGAGTGGCGAAATGGTCAAGATTCTGGACGGGCTGGTCGATGCCGGGGCGTTGGACCGTATGGCAGAGACGCGGCGCGGAGCGGTGCGTTATGCAGTTGCGGGTCGACATAATGAAGCGTAGAGGAGTAGAGAAAGTAGAGAGTAGATGATGCCCTTTTTTCTCTACTGTTCATCTACTCCTGATGTAACCGTAGAGAAAAAAGCGAGATCTCTATCGCCTCTACTCTCTACTCCTCTACGCTTCGATGAAACCAGGAGGCTGTGATGGACGGTGTACACGCTTTTGTGACTACACGGCGTGCGGAGAATCGCGCGCCGCTGGAGGCGCGTTGGGCCGTTGCCGAGCAAGCGTACGAGGACCTGCAAGCCCTAGAGACGCGCGTCGGCCAGGGCGTCGTCTACGTCAATGCGCACAAGGACGACGCCAGGGCGCGCAAGCTGCTGGGTGACTTGCGCGTGGAACTGGCCAGGGCGACGCAGGCATATGATGATGCGTTTCTGGCGTTCACGCAGGCTGAAGAAACGTATCTGCAAAGCGTGCGCGAGTGCCGTCTATGCGGCGCGTTGGAGGAGGGATCGTCATGATTGACAGGGAAGAGCTGGACGCGCTGCGGAAGGCGAAGGCAGATGCCGAAAATCTGCTGATGGCTGCCTATATCGTGCTGGGACTGTGGTTGCCAGAACATCCACTGACCAAGCAGATCAAGACATGGCTAGAGAAAGCGCGGCAATGAGCAAGCAACGCCAGCGCGGTAACGCCCTCGAGCGCTACATCGCCAAGCGGCTGGGCGGCACGCGCGTAGGACACTATGGAGGTGAGGACGTGAAACACGATTGGTTGAGCATCGAGTGCAAAGAGCGGCCTCTGCCGCTTTGGCTGAGGTACGCGGTGGATCAAGCGCGGCGGCACGCCACGGCGGACAAGCTGGCGATTGCGGTGCTGCACGAGCTGAATCGATCGCATGATGAGGACCTGGTGGTGATGCGGCTGGCTGACTTCGAAAGCTGGTTCGGCGATGACCATCCAACAAGCTAGGCTGGCGTTCTGGCGCGCGTGGGCCGAATGGTATCGTGTCTTTTGCAACGATCGCGCCTCGATCAAGCGCACGACGGCAGCAATGAAAGCGTATCTGGCGGCGAAGAGGCAACTCAGGGAGGTGGCTAGTGAATCATAGAACGGTGTTCGCTGTGGCGGGGCTGCTGTGGTGGGCAAGCCTAATCGGGGCGCTCTGGGCAAGCCTCTTCGGGATGGATGTGCGCTGGTGGCATCTGCTCACGTTCGGGGTGATGGGGTTGCTGTCCACGGTGATGGCGACGGAGCCGAGGCCATGAGTGAACAGGAATCCTTCTATGATACGGAGGCGACTGTGAAAACGGACATGCGACGCCAACGGATCCGATCCCTTCTCCTGGAGCGCAAGCTCGAAGGCCGGGGCGCTACGGTCTTGGAACTGGCGAACATGTATAACGTATCCCCTCGAACCATTCAATATGATCTAGCGAAGCTTGGCACCGAGCCGGACTACGAGCCGATTGTGTTAGATGTGTGGTATGAATGGAGGATGCTGTGATCTACACCGAGTATGAGGCGGATGAGGCGTGGCTGGATACTGAGGCGTCCAAGCCTGAACCGTGGTGGCAAACGCCCGAACTGTTGCCACATGAGCAGCAATGGATGGCCGAGATGAATGAGTTCTGTGGCGTGGCGTTTGGCATGATGCAGGCCATGGCCAAGGCGCTAGAATCACGAGAGGAGGCTACCAATTGGGACAGCCTGGAACGCGGCGAGAGTGGCCAGGGAATGATTGTGGCGGATCAGGCCAGCCGCATTCCTGTAGTGGATGAGCTAGATGTCCTTGTACTCGATTTCTGCGCGGTTGTGCCAGATACTGATGAAGAGCTTGTCACGGGCCAATGGGAATGGCCAGCTGGGCCTTTGCAAGACTGGGACTGGTACGACGACGATCCGCTAGAGCCAGACGAGGGGGCCGACGATGAACAGGCGTGACTTTTTGCGCGGGGTAACGGGTAGCGCGACGCTGGCCATTATGCCAACGGGCCAACTGTTGCGCCGACTCGGACGCATCAAAACGCCAGACGAATTGGCGCTGGCAGAGATTGGCAAGATCGCCGAACAGATAGGCCAGGTATTCAGCTTGTTATCTGTGGACTTGGCAGAGATTCCGCCTATCACAGAGGCGGACACGCTAGCGATGCGCCACGAGTTGCTCTTGCGGTGTCATAGAGACGTTCCCGACATGCCATGGGAATGGATGGAACATCCCAATTGTCGGTGCGTGACGCTGGAGGTCGATCATGATGCTTGACGCGCTCTGGGTGTTCGCTGTGCTCCTGGCGACGGCATGGCTGGCGATCTTGGCAGAGGCGTAAAGATTGCGCGCAGAACGACGGAATTTGACCCATTGATGTGCTAGACTGTCAGTAAGGGACAGTCTAGCTTTTTGTTTGGCTCGCCAGTGGATAGAATCGCTGGCCCGATAGGGTTGCTTTCTGGGCAGCCCTATCCCTAGACTTTTGGCGGGAGCGCGCCAGGCCGCTTGCGGAAGCAGTGGCGGGCGGGACTGGCGCAAGAGGGCGAAATAGACCTTTTCTCGGAGAACATAGCTTTTGATGCAGCGGCGGCTAAAGTATCACGATCAATAAGGCCGCGGTGAGTCATCGCGTGGTGATTAGGGCAAAGAATGGCAAGATTAGTGGGGGAATTAGTGCCCCCGTCACTTTTGGGAATGATGTGGTGGACAATTGTTACGACATCAAATCCACAAAGGATACAGGCCGCGGGATAGTAACGTTCGGCGATATAATGTGCAGCGCCTTGGTTTTGTCCATGACGATAGTTGGGATTATTTGTTCCGGTGAAATGGACAGACTGCCATGCATAGGTACATTCGCGGGAACAAAATCTAGGCTCGCGCCTAGAGGCTCTAGCCATAAAGGGCTGTCCGCATTGTTCACAAATCTTTTCGATAGAAGGCTGACGGCTTCCCGTCAGAGCGGGCGGAACGCGTGCTTTTCCAGCGCATCTCTGCGAGCAAAAATGGCGAGCACTTCGCGTTACTTCTGCTTTGCGGCGCGTAAAAGATTTGCCGCAATAATCGCAGATTAATGATATATGCTTTTCTTTCCTGTATTCGTCCTTGTTTTCTCGGCGATACATATGATAACAATCGTTGGAGCAGAAGATTGCGCGGCGATTTTTCAAGGGGGCGCCGCACTGTTTGCATAAGGTATTCATGAAGATGCTCCTTGTCAGGCAGACCTAGGCTTAGTATATCCAATTGGGGCGCATTCACCAAAAAGCGGCGCCACACATAGCAAACTTGATTTTCTTGATTTCTTGATTTTGGGGAGCTCGTATTCAAAATGTCTGACGAATGGGGTGGTGCTCGCCTTGGGGCGGGCCGGCCAAAGGGCAGTAAATCCCAAAGCACGTTGATGAAGGAAAAGGCGTTGGAGGATGCGCATGGAGATGCGCGGCGCGCCTTTGCCAAGATTATTGAGTGGGGGGACGATGAAGCTCTGGATATCTCTTTCCGTTTTATGTGTTATCGCGAAGTATTAGATCGTGTTTGGGGCAGGGCGCCGCAGGCAGTTAGGCTAGAAGGCAATTTAGACATAGCCACGACGGTAAGGGTTTATCTCCCGAACAATGGACGAGAGAACAATCAGACCCCAAGCGGGGCCACAGGAGACTTTTCTGAGTAGCGCGGCCGACGTGGCCATCTATGGCGGCGCAGCGGGCGGCGGCAAGACCTGGGCGCTTTTGATGGAGCCATTGCGGCACATTCACAACCCAGCGTTCGGCGCGGTGATCTTTCGGCGCACCTTTCCGCAGGTTACACGCGAGGGCGGCATGTGGGATCAATCAGAAGAGATTTACCCAGCCCTCGGGGCGCGATCGGTGCGGGGCGATCTCTATTGGGAGTTTCCGAGCAAGGCGCGTATCTCCTTTGCGCACATGCAGCACGAGGATACTAAGCTTGATTGGCAAGGCGCGCAGATACCATTGATCGAGTTCGATGAACTGACGCATTTCACTGAGAGCCAGTTCTTTTACATGTTCAGCCGCAACCGCTCGACGTGTGGGGTGACGCCTTATATCCGCGCTGGGTGCAACCCAGACTCTGAGAGTTGGGTCGCCAATCTGATTGCCTGGTGGATCGACCAAGAAACAGGCGTGGCGATTCCAGAGCGCAGCGGGGCGTTGCGCTGGTTTGCGCGCGTGGGCGATGATCTGCAGTGGGCAGACAACCCAGAAACGTTGCGGGCCAAGTGGCCAGATGTCGCGCCCAAGAGCCTTACCTTTGTGCCTGCGCGGGTGTACGACAATCCGGCACTGCTGAACAAAGATCCGGGCTACTTAGCCAATCTGATGGCTCTACCCTATGTAGAACGCGAGCGGCTCTTGGGAGCCAACTGGAAAGTGCGGCCCGCGGCGGGCAAGATATTCAATCGCGCCTGGTTTGAGCTGGTGCCCGTCGTACCTGAGGGTGGCATAGAATGCCGATTCTGGGACTTTGCGGCAACGCGCAAAGAGCTGGCGAAAGATGACCCCGATTACACGGCCGGCGTCAAGATTCGGGCAGTAGACGGCGCCTGGTACGTGACGGACGCGATTGCGGAGCAGATTGGACCCGCTGAGGTGGAACGCCTTTTCATGACCACGAGCCAACGCGACGCTGCGCAAGCGATAGGGAACAAAGCGCGTTACATGGTGCGCTGGGAAGTAGAGCCAGGCAGCGCGGGCAAACGTGAAGCCCAGCGCCTGACGCGCCTCCTCGCGGGGCTCGATGCCAGTGGGGTGCCCTCTCGCGGCGATAAGCTGGCGCGGGCGCGACCACTGGCTGCGCAAGCCGAGGCCGGCAACGTCAAACTATTGCGCGCGCCATGGAATGAGCCGTTTTTGGGCGAATTGCACCATCAGCCCGACGCGGCGCACGATGATCGTATGGACGCGGCGGCGGGCGCCTTTACCGCCGTGACCCAGACGGCGCGCATGGCCCGCAGCTACCAGGGATAACATATGCCACAAACGGACGATCTCAAGCTGGCCTACACGACGCTCGCCAACAAG